CGCGGCCGAAGTCGCACTTCGCCAAGCGCGGACTGAAGGCCACGGCGCCAACGCTGCCGCGGCCCGACGTGGACAACATCGCCAAGGCCGTGCTCGACGCCATCGGGCCCATCCTCGGCGATGACACGCAGGTCTCGCGGCTCGTGGTGGAAAAGACATACGGCACGGAGGCACGGACAACCGTGCGGGTGTCGTGAGGTACGGTGTCTCGGTGTATATGTGCAACTGGAACAACGCCAGCGTGCTTGGCGCGGCGATCTATTCCGCCGTTCGCGAGACACCGGCCGAAGTGTTTGTCATAGACGACGCAAGCACGGACGGCAGCCTCGAACTGCTGTACGCGGCCGAGCGTGCCTACGGCGTCTCGTTCGTGCAACATCAGCGCAAGTCACAGTGCCACGTGCTGGCCGCTCGACCGCACATCCTGTCGCTGCGCGGTCAGCACATCGTCGGCATGGGTGCAGATGACGAGCTATGCCCGGGAATCTGCTTGGCACCCATGAGACACCCGCAGGCCGCGGTCGTGTTTCACGCATACGCAGTGCGACGGCCGGGCCAGCCGCCGCACGCAGTCGTTCCGGCGTTCGTTGACTGCGAGACCGTGTTGAATGCCGAGCAGGTGTGCCAGCGTCACTTGGGCGAAACCATGCCGATGGAGACGGGCATCGGATCGGCGATTAGACACGATTGGCAGCGGTGGCTGGTCGAACACGAGTACGAACGCATGGGGCCATTGTCTGACTGCATCGGCTTTGCGACCGTTGCCGCACTGGCCGGCGCTGTGTACGTGCCTCACGTCGGCGCGATCTTCACCGAGAGCGCGGCATCGTACGGCAGCGTCGAACGAAGCGGCGAGCGAGCGGCCCAGTATCACGACGAGGTTCGGGCGTTCCTGAAGGGCTCTGGAATCGACCTCGAGGTTGCTGCCGCGATCTGCCACAAGCGGGCAATCCAGTGGCGGTAAACATTGCCTGCGGCCTTGCCGCCATTGCAAAGGACAGCACCGTGCCCAACGACACGAGAAAACTTGCCGGCATGTTGGCCGAGCATCACGAGCAGATAACGCCGGTGGCCACGCTGCACGACGAACCGGCCAACGTCATCGCGCCGATAGACCCTGAGTTCGCGGCGCTGTACTTGGACGCCTGGGCTCACGGCGTTGGCGTCGCCGGCCGCAGCAAGGTAGTCATCGTCGGCATGGCTCGCGATGTCGAGCGACAGTTGCCCAGCACGTTTCAGTCTGTCGTGCGAGTCGGCAGGCAGTTTCGAGAGTGGGCTGCGGTATTCGTGGAGAACGACTCGGCCGACAACACCAAGGCCATGCTGCGGGATTTTGCGGTTCAGTACCCGTCGCATGTCACCATCGACTGCCAGGATTTAGGCCGCGAGCGACTGCGAGGATTTGAGCCGCTGCGGGTGCAACGGTATGCCGAGTACCGCAATCGCTACTCGGACATAGCCCGAGAGCTGCACCCCGACGCAGACTATGTGCTCGCGATCGACACTGACTGCGAGAGCATGAGCTCGCACGGGATCATCAACGGGCTCGGCTGGCTGGACGCCTATCAAGATGCCGCCGGGATGGCGAGCGTGAGTTTGTACCAGGCCATGGTCATGGCCAACGAGTCCAAGCCGCACTGGTGCCACTACGACCAGTGGGCGTTTCGCTGGCAGGGATTCGATGTCCGATTCGGGCCGTGGTTTCCGTTGTGGCTGCCGCCGCCTGGATCGCCGCCGATTCGCGTCAAGTCAGCGTTCGGAGCAGCGTGCTTGTATCGAGCCGCACCGTTCTACGGCGTCAGGTACGCGAGTCATGCAGGCGACGTCGAACACGTGGGCCTGCACTTCGCGATGCACCAGGCTGGGTGGCATATGTATTTAAATCCTTCCCAGCGTTCCGTGATGCACTGGATGAACGATGCCGGGAACAGTGGCGACAGCCTGTCAGGCGTTTCAAGCGACGCTTCGTGAGGTCTGGGCCTCCGGCTCAACTTACGCCGAGATGACGCTGTACCTCGGCGTCACGAAAGACCAGCTATTCCGCCTGCGTGACAAACTGCGGCTGCCTCTGCGGCTGGACCGCAGCCAACGCAAGAAACCAAAGCGGCAACGCGACCCAACGCCGGAAGAGATTGCGGCTGCGTGTGCCGAGATTCGCGCTAAACACCTCGAGCAGCGACGCAACGAATCAGACCGGTGCTACCGCGTCAACTCGCGGTTGATGCAATTCCGGCTGGAAGACGATGGTCGCGGGCGTGGCGTAGACCCGATCGAGCAGCTGATAGACGACATGGGCTGACTGCAAGGAGTGGCGCTTTTCCGGCGACACTCTAGGCAGGAGGACTTGTCATGCCTGCGTATGAAGCGACGCCGGAAGAGTTTCAGAAGTACGGTGCCGGGCTGAACATTTGGCGGCAGATCATGCTGATGCAGACGTGGGCCCCGCTCATCGGCTTTGGCCAGCGGCTGGTGAACGAGAGCGACCCGTACAAGAAGTCGTTGGTGGTAGCCGAGGCCGCTGAGTGGCTCGCTTCCAAGACGGACGCCAAGGTTGATGACCAGCTGGTCAAGCTGCTGTCGGACATCATCCGCACCCCGCAAGGTGAGGCCATGGTGCGGTTCGTGCTGCTGCAGGTGGAGGCCGCCCGGTGAGCCATGACGCCATCATTCGCACCGCAGCCGTGGTGGCGGCGGCTGCTCTGCTGGCCGCCCCTTACCGGCGGCAAATCGCTGAGCGAATCGCTCAGGCCGCCGAAGCCGCCAAGCGGTACCGAGACCCAATCTTCCGAGGCGCAGCCGCGTGCCTCTTGATCGCGGCCGCCTGGGGCAAGATCCCGCTGCCCCGGCTGCCCGAGGCGGCGTTGCCCACCGTGAACGTCGAGACGCCGAGTGCCGAGATGCAAGCCGTGGTCGCGCCGATTGCCGCCGCGATAAAGGGCATGCAAGCCGGCGACCGGCTGTTGTGGGCACAGACGTGGACCAAGGCGGGCGTCGTTGTTGCCGGGGACGCTGTCACCACGGAGGTTGTCTTTTCAGACACCCGCAGCCTCCGAGCGTTCACGGCGCTCGCCCTGGATATTGCGTGGCGTCGGATAGGCCAGCACGTGCCCGGCGGCAACGAGCCGCTGCGGCAGGCCGTGGAGGCCGCGTACGGCCAAGTGCTGGGCACGGCCGTGGTGCCCGTCACGGCTGACATGCGGGCCCGCTACCTCGAGCTTGCCAACGCCATCGCGTGGGCCGGGCAGAACCGAGGGTAGCCATGGCCGACCCGTTTGTCCCACTCTTCGGGTACACACCCGACCCGGACGGCACAGCGGCGTTCGTCTCGACGCTGCCCAGGCCCACGCTGGCCCAGGCCGGGCCCGACCTTGTGCTCGACGAGCACCGCGACGTGTTTCTCGGGCACGCTCTGCTGCAGGTCAACCGGGGCTGGAGGCGGGGCAGTCAACAGATCGGCTCGTGTGTTGGCTGGGGTTGGGCCTTGTCGGTGGACGTGCTGGCGGCCTGCGACGTGGTGCTGCGGCAAGAGCCGGAGATGTACGGCGGCGACACGCTGGCCGCGAGCATCTACGGGTTCTCGCGCGTCGAGGTGCGAGGCGGGCCCAACTACGGCGGTGACGGCTCGTATGGCGGTGCCGCGGCGAAGGCCGTAACCAAGTACGGCACGCTGCACCTCGGGCAGAACTACGCAGGGCCGGTGTTCAGCGACCAAGGCGGCACCCGCGAAAAGTCGTGGGGCCGCACGGGCGTGCCAGATGACCTCGAGCCGTTCGCCAGACAGCACAAGGTTGCGAGCGTGACGCTCGTCACCACGTTCGAGGACGCGGCCAAGGCGATTCAGAACGGTTACCCGGTGGCCGTGTGCAGCGGTCAAGGCTTCAGCATGACGCTGCGGGATGGCTACCTCACGCCAATGGGCTCATGGGCTCACTGCATGATGTTTATGGGCGTGCGGTGGAAGCCGTATCCGGCCCTCTTCTGCGAGAACTCATGGGGCAACTGCTACGACGGCAAGCCCGACGAGACGCTGCCGAAGCCGTTCCAACTTTCAGGCGGTTGGGTGAAGGCCGACACCTGCACCAGCATGCTTTCCGGCGAGGACTCGTTCGCCCTCGCCGGCTTTGAGGGTTTCAAGCCGCGCACGCTGCCCGACAACTGGCTCAAGGGGATTCTCTGATGCGGTTTCTTATCTGCCTGCTGTTCGTCTCTGGCTGCGTTGCCGCTTCGATTCCGGCTGACGATGGCATCAGTGCGGACCTCGCGTGCGAGGCGGCCCGTATGGTCGTGCAGCTGCGAGCCGAGATCGCCCCGACACCGGCCAGCGACAAGTGCGAGAACTGCAATGGCACTGGCGTCATCGGAGACGGCCGCATTACGCACACCTGCCCCGAGTGCAAGGGCACGGGCAAGAAACTGCAAAGCGTCTGCACGAAGGGTTGCAAGCCATGACGCTCGCTGAGCTTGATGAGCACGTCTACGCCGGCCTGCCTGCCACGTACCGTTTCGTGGCCAGCCGCCGCATCGTGTCGCGGATCGTGTCGCGAGCGGTCCGTAACTGGCCGTCCGTGACCCTCGAGCAATGCGACGCCGAGCAGACCAAGGTAGTAGGCCAGCACATGGCACAGTCGCTGCACCGGCAGTCCCGCAACGAGTACGGCATGGGCATCATTTTGACGCTCGTGCTCGGTGCCTTGGTGCAAGAGATCGTCAAGCTCTTGATCCAATGGTGGCTGGACTCACGCGAGAATCGCGACGCCATGCGGATGATGTCTTTCGAGGCTCGGCACCATGACTGACCAGGCGAAAGAGACGATGTTCAGCATTCTGGAACGCTGGGGCTTTCCCACGCTCGTGGCAATCGCCGTGGGATGGGTGCTGCGGCACGACGTCTTGCTGCCTCTGGTAGAAGAACACCGCACGTTCGTTCGCAGCCTAAGCGAGACGCAGGCCGAGATCAGCAAGGCCGTCACTGAGCAGACGCGGCTGTTGTATGCGTTGCAGCCACGCGAGAAGGCCGTCACCGTCAAGGCTACGCAGGAGGACTGACCATGGGCATGTCGCCGAGATTGTTGAGGCCACGGCAGACCAGCCGTTTTGCCGCATTGCGTAAGGGCCTGACAAACTATTGGCCGCTCAATGAAACGGCGACAACTGGCGATGTGACATCCGCGAACTGGGTTGTCGGCGGCTTGAATATGACAAGCGAGAACTCCGTGCTTTCGACAGCCGGACTCGTTGGCAACGCGCGGACGTTTGTGAAGGCAAACTCGGAGCGCATGTTCGGAGATGCCGGTACGTCAACAACGTTGTGTGGCACCGCCGACTTCACCGCCGCGTTTTGGTTTCGCGTCACTGCGGCGCATGACGGCGCATTGCACGGCCTGGTGTCGAACGATCTATTCCCGACAGAACGCGGAATATCTATCTATCTCACTGGCGACGGTACGAATTGGTTCCCTCCACTCCTATTTCTGGAGTACGCCGACGGATCGAACGAAACATACCAGCCGTTCGAGCAGACATTTGCGGCATCTCAACAGTGGCACTTTTTTTGCGTAAGGCTTGGGGGCGCAACGACGATGGAGTGTCGGTTTGACTCCACAGACGGCACATCAAAAACGTTGTCAAAGTCGTTTCGCGCCACGCGACAACAACTGATTTTTGGCGCGAGATACAGCGCATCGGACTTGCTGAATGGCGATATAGACGAGATCGCGTTCTGGAATCGCAGGCTGACCGACTCCGAGGTCGGAACGCTTTACAACAGCGGCAGCGGGATAGACCTCTCCAAATGACCCAGATTACTGACCAGATAGACGCGGTCGTTTCCGATTTGTGGGACGGCGTTGTTGCGCAGCAGGATGGCTACCACGACGCTCACGCCTGCTATTACCAAATGTTGTGGACGCACACACGGCCGCCAACGACTGCCGCCGCTGCGGACAATCTCAACCAAAGGCCGACAGACCAACAGGCGTCGCCAATCCAGGGCTTGCCTACGACAATGCGGAGCCGTATTCGGATCGACACATATGGAAAGCCAGATGGCTGGACGATGACGCTTCAGGCCATGATTGACGGGCAACTATGGCAGCGGTCCATAGATTGCGGAGCAGACCCAAGTCGCACGTCTGCTTGGGATGTCTTGCCCGCGATGCCGACGCCCTAACTGCAAGCCTACGCCCCGACCACCCTAGCCTAGAGAACAGGCCACGATTCGGGCGAGACCCGAGCCAATCAGGAGGAAAGTCATGTCCCAGGTCAAGATCAAGCGTCAGTTCCGGGTGGTCACGGCCACCGTCACCACCGCCACCAGCACGTGCACCACGCTGCGTCTGGAGGACATGGCCGGCGCGGTGCTCGAACTGCCCACCATCACGACCAACGCTGCCACCATCCAGGTCTGGGGCAACGACACGGAGACCGGGACGTTTTGCCGCCTCTACGGCAGCGATGGCGCTGCCGCTGACATCACGCTCGCCCCGAGCACGGTCAACCGCACGGCGTATGCCCTGCCCGACGCGGCCTATGCACTGCCATACGTCAAGCTGGTGGCAGCCAGCACCAATGCCACGGCCACGGCCGTGGTTGTCATGAAGTCTTAGGCGTGCCCACTCGCATCCCCACTCACAGGCCGCTGCGTTTGCGTCCTGCTCACAAGCGGGATGACAGCAACCGCCCAAACGCGGCAGCCCGTGGGTACTGCTCCAAGGCCCACAGAGCGTGGCGTCAGGCTGTGCTCACGCGAGACGCTTGGACGTGCCGAGAGTGCGGCCGGGTGTGCGATGGCGAGAAGGAGGCCCAGGCGGATCACATCGTGCCGATACGCCAAGGCGGCGAGCGGTACGACCTGGCCAACGGGCAGACGCTGTGCATTGCGTGCCACGGTCGAAAGACGGCCAGGGGGCGGTAAAAACTGCCCAGCAAAAAGGCCGCCAAACCGCCCGGCTTACTCGCGCGTACGTGCCCGCAAAAATCCGCAGCGTTTTTGAGGTGGTGCCATGACCCGCGGCCGAAAACCGGCTACCGAGAAGATGAAGCGGCTGGCCGGCAACCCCGGCAAGCGGAAGATTCGCCCTGACCTGCCATCGCCTCCCGGCGTCCCGCCGATGCCGAAACGGCTGATGGTCGAGCCGCTCGCGGTCGAGAAATGGAACGAGCTTGTGCCGATCCTGACCGAGCTCGGCACGCTGACGCTCTCGGACGGCGAGGCCCTTGCGACTTTGTGCGAGGTGTACGCTGCTGCCCAGGCGTGTCTGCTCGAGCTGCGGGCCAGCGGTCCAGTGATGAAGACCGACCTGGGCGGTGTGAAGCCCAACCCAGCGGGGCCGCTGTATCGCGGGCTCGTCAGTCTACAAGCCAGCCTCATGGGTGAGTTTGGCCTGACGCCTACCAGCAGGGTGCGAATCGGTGGCAAGCAAGAGGCCCCGCAAGACGATCTCCAGGCCTTCTTTGCAGCTGACCGAGCAGGGTGAGCGGCAGTACCGCCGCGTGGTCCGTTTTTTTGAGACGGTGCTGCGGCACAGCAAGGGGCAGGTAGCGGGCGAGCATTTCAAGCTGCTGGACTGGCAGCACGAGGTGTTCCGCCACATGTTTGGCCGACTCAAGCCAGACGGCAGCCGTCAGACGCGGGTGGCCTACATCGAACTGCCGAAGAAGAACGGCAAGAGCACGCTGCTGGCCGGGCTCGCCCTGTACGGCCTGGTCGCCGATGACGAGCCGGGGGCCGAGATCTACGGTGCGGCCTGCGACCGCGAGCAGGCGGGCATCATCTACCGCGAGGCCGCCAGCATGGTGCGGTCATCGCCGGCCCTGTCGAAGGTGCTCGAGGTCATCGACTCGCGGAAGACCATCGTGCACCGAGCCAGCAACTCGTTCTATCGGGTGCTATCGGCCGACGCCTTCCGGGCCGAGGGCCTGAATATCCACATGCTCTTGTTTGACGAGCTGCACGCCCAGCGGGACCGGCGACTGTGGGATGCCCTGCGTTACGGCGGCGCGGCTCGGCGTCAGCCACTCATCCTGTCGATCACCACGGCCGGCGAACTCGACCGCCATGCCTTGTGGTGGGAGCAGCGGACGTACGCCGAGCGGTGCAAGGCAGACCCGGCCCTTGACCCGTCGTTCTACGGCTGCGTGTTTAAGGCCGACGAGGGAGATGACCCTTTCGACGAGGCCACGTGGCGTAAGGCCAACCCGTCGCTCGGGCAGACCATCACGCTGGAATCGTTCGCGGCCGACGCCTTGGAGGCGAAGAACAGCCCCACCAAGCTCAACTCATTCTTGCGGTACCGATTGAACGTGCCCACGGCTTCCGATATCAGGTGGATTCTGCCCGACAAGTGGGCGGCATGCGGGGGCGACCTGCGCCCGCTCGCCGGCCGGCAGGCGTTCGTCGGGCTCGACCTTTCAAGCACCATCGACCTGACGTGTGCCGTGTACCTGTTCTCCGACGATGACGGCATGTTCGACGTGCCGCCGTTCTTCTGGGCACCGGCCGAAGGTGCTGCCGCTCGAGCCCACAAAGACAAGGTGCCGTATTTGGACTGGGCAAAGACGCAGACCCCGTACGGCCCGCTACTTCGGCTGACAGACGGCAACGCCACTGACTACGACGTGGTGCGGAGGGACATCAACGAAATCAGCAAGCAGTTCACGGTGCGGCAGATGGGGATAGACCCGTGGAACGCCCAGCACATCGCCCAGCAACTGCAAGCAGATGGCTATGAGGTTGTAGCGTTTAGGCAGGGATACGGCTCGTTATCGAGCCCCTCGAAGTACCTGGAGGCTTGCGTGCTGCAACAGCGGTGGCGTCACGCAAATCACCAAGTACTCGCGGCCCACGCCGCCGCGGTGGCGGTCGAGATGAATCACGCCGGTGACATCAAACCCAGCAAGGCCAAATCCACCGAACGCATCGACGGCATGCTCGGGCTGATTGAGGCCATCGGCCTGTGGCAAACCGCGACCGCCCCGAAGCCCGAACAGAACTGGGACATCGTGACCATATGATTGCCGCCGCCGAGACGACTGAAGAGAAGGGCTACCGCATCATCGACCTGCGGGGCCCGTACGGCGACGGCTGGAGCGAGTCGCCTTCTCGTGGCCCGGCCGGCGTTCGCATCACGCCCGAGACGGCGCTGCAGTGTTCGACGGTGCTGGCCTGCGTGCGGCTCATCGCTGAAAACTGCGCTACCGTTCCCCTCCACGTCTACCGGCGTCTGCCCGAGGGCGGCAAGGAACGAGCCCGCGACCTGCCGTTGTATCGGCTGCTGAACCAGCAGCCCAACGGCTGGCTCACGTCGTTTGAGTTCCGCGAGATGCTGACGGCTCACGCCCTGTTGTACGGGAATGCGTTTGCCGAGATCCGCCCTGGCGCGTCGGGGGCCGTCAGCGAGCTGTGGCCGCTGCACCCCAGCCGGATGCGTGTCGAGCAGCTCGAGGACGGGACGCTGCGGTACTGTTACCGCGAGACTCGCGGCACTGAGAGCGTCTACCGGCAGGACCAGATTTTCCACCTGCGGTGGCTAAGCCAGGACGGCGTCACGGGCATGCTGCCCATCACGCTCTCGCGGGACGCCATCGCTCTGGCCCAGGCCCTGGAGACGCACGGCGGTGCCTACTTCGGCAACGCCTGCCGGCTGTCGGGGCTCATGGAATCTGACAACCCCATCACGGTTGAGACGGCCGAGCGGCTCCGCGAGCAGTTTGAGCGGATGCACCGCGGGGCCGACCGGGCCTTCCGCACGGCTGTGCTGCCGCAGGGCGTGCACTGGAAGGACGTGCAGAGCACGAACGAGGCCGCCCAGTTCATCGAGACCCGGGCGTATCAGGTGGTCGAGATCTGTCGGGCCTATCGCGTGGACCCGTCCTACGTGCAGGACAAGACGAAGGTGGGCTACGCCAGCCAGGAGCAGGCCGCCATCGACCTGGTGCAGCAGACGCTCCTGCCGTGGTTCCGGCGGTGGGAGTCGGCGATTACCCGGGATCTCATTGTTAAGGACGACATTTTCTTTGCGGAGTTCGACACCCGAGGGCTGCTGCGTGGCGACCTGGCGGCACAAGCGAACTGGCTGCAGACGATGCTAAACACCGGCATCTACTCAATCAACGAGTGCCGCGAGGTGCTCAACATGAACCCCATCGGCCCCGACGGCGATCAGCGGTACATGCAGGCGAACCTGACAACCATGCAGGGCATCTCCGCGACAGCCGGCGTCGGCAATGCCGGCGACCCGATGCCGGCGGACAACCTTCCGGTTTCGTACACCGACGAACTGCTCAACGGCACGACGCCCAAGGAAGGCCCGGTCAAGCCCAGTGGCCCGGCACCTCGAGCACGCAAGCCAAGTACGCGAAAGCGGAAGTAGTCATGGCACTCGACGACATCGACTTCACGCCGCCGGCTGGCGTTCGCGAGGAGGCTCAGCGCGGGCTTGACTGGCGTGACGAGTTTAACCGCGGAGGAACGGCTGTCGGCGTTGCTAGAGCCCGTGACCTGTCCAACGGCAAAAGCATCTCGCCAGACACGGCGAAGCGAATGGCGAGCTACTTCGCCCGGCATGAGGTTGACAAGCAGGGCGAGGGATTTAGCCCAGGCGAGGACGGCTTCCCATCGGCCGGGCGTATCGCATGGGCGCTATGGGGCGGCGACCCCGGGCAGGCATGGGCAAACAAACTTACGCGGAAGATCGACGCCGCCACTGACAGGAGCACGACCATGAACCGCGAGCGTAGGGATTCGCAGCTGCCACTGACGATTGAGACCCGGGGCGAGGGCAAGTCGTTCATCACGGGCTACGCGGCTAAATACAACGTGCGCTCGACGCTATTGGGCAACTTCCGCGAGGAGATCAAG